CATACCCTTGTTAAGAAGAACGAGAATGTCATCAATATTGTAGTTCATAAATTTTACCTCTTTTTTATTTTTTATGTATATATTATACTTTATTTTTTTAATATTTTCAAATAAGATTTGTTTTTTTGAAAATATTGTTTCTTAACTTTATGTATATATTATATCATATTTTTTTAGGATTTTCAAAAAAATTTTTTAATCTATATAAAAAGGTAAAAAAAGTAGGTAATTTTTAATAGTTGCTTATGTTTTGGGTAAAAAATAAAAATTTTACTTAAAAATTTTTTAATTTTAAATGAGAAAGGAGGTGATTTTGTTATGGAAAAAATTGTTAAAAAACGCTTTCCAGCTACCACAGAATTAAATAATTTAACTTTTTTGAATGATAAGAAGGTTGATGGAGAGCTTTATGCTTATTTTTAGAGTTTATCAAAATATGAAAATGAAAAAACTTATGTTCTGAAAAAGGATTTACCTAAGTAGATAGATATATGTGAAATTTTAGGTATAAAAAGTCCAAAAACTTATAGAACACATTTGCTTTATTTGATTGAATAGGGGTATATTATTGAAGAAGAAGATAAATATATATTACCAAGAGTAGAAGATATTTATTTTTTAATTCCATTAAAAACTTTATAGTATCTTAATGATAACTGTCGAGAACATATTATTAAAATTTATATTTATTTAGGATAGAAGTATAAATTTGGTTTGGTAAAAGGCAGTTAGTATGAATTTACTTTAGAAGAAATTGGGGAGCACATTGGATTAAAAATAAAAAATAATTCAAGAGCTTATAGTGTTATTAATAATGCTTTAGATTTATTAGTAAATTCTGGATTAATTGATTATATAAGTTTTTTTGATGGGTAGGTTTAGAAGAAAAGGTTGACAGAATTTAGTTTTGATTTTAAATCAAAGAATTAAAAGGGTAATTTTTAATAGTTGCTTTAGGTAATTTTTAATAGTCGCTTTTAATTAAAAAAGGTAAAACATCATAGATTATCTAAATAATAAATAATACTAAATAAGCTTATGCTATGATTCCCTCCGGGGGTAAGATAGACGAGATTAATAATATTTCCGAGCGTTGCTCTTCAATATTATTAATCTCTATTATATTTTGTTTTAATTAAATGAACATTTTATGTTCATTTAATTAAAACTATGAGAGGAGTTATAAATGTTAAGTCAGAATGAATGTTCTAAAATTATAGGAAAGAAAATAACAAGAGAAACATATATTATAGTAAAAAGAATGTTTTTAGGTAGTTCTTATCAAGATATAAAGGAATAGTTAGAAGAAGAAAGAAAGAAATTGTAGATAAAAGGTGAATTTACGATTATTAGTGAAGACATAGCTAATGAGTATGTAAGAATGATTAAAGAAAAATTAAATATTCCTTGGGAAGAAAAATCAGGGGTATATTGTATTAAAATAAATAATGAAATTATTTATATAGGAAAAACTTCAATTTCTTTTAAAACAAGATTTTAGTAGCATAAAAGTAAAATGCAAAATGATGATTTATTTCTGTATTAGTTATTAAGATAGGCTAAACAAGAGGGGAAGAAGATATCTATGGAGCCTATGCTTATAAAGGAAGACATAGAAGATAAAAATGAAATTAAAATTGATGAATAGGGGCTAGATAATATGGAGTTGGCTTTAATTTCTTTATTATAGCCTATAGGGAATATTGAAGGAAGAATTAAACCGTATAGATATTAGAAGGAACAAATTAAAAAATGAAATGAAAAGGGACCCTTAGAGAAAATTGAATCGAAAATTAGCGGTTAAGAAAGATATAATAGAGAAAGATTAATAATTAAGGAAAATTATGTATAAAGAAAAATAAATGGGAAGAAATATTTTATAAATTAAATTATAGAAATATAAATTATAGAAATAATAAGATAAATATTTAAGATAATAGGGTTGTTAAGAATAAAAATATAAAAAGTAAAGAATATATAAGTTATGAAAATAAGATAGTGGGAAATCAATATAATGGAATACTATAAAAAAGTAATGAAAAATTATATAAAATTTTTTATATAAAAGATTATATAAAGTTATAATTCATAGAAAAAGAATTGTAATTGTATAATTTATATAAAATTTATGTGAGTTATATAAAACTATATAAAATAAAAAATATGTGAAACAATTATGTGAAAATTATTTAAAATTATGAAAAAAATGTGGAGAAAATATAAAAATCGCAAAATTTATGTGAAAAAATATGAAAAAATTTGTAAAAAATATGAAAAAGTGTGAAAAAAAATATAAAGAAATTATAAAAGATTGTAAAAAATTTTGAAAAATTGTAAAAAATTGTAAAAAATTGAGTTGTGGGTGTGGACCGAACGGTCCCAGCTATATCTTCCTCATATTTTAATCCTTATCCTCATCATCACCTTGCCCCAATTATCCTCATCCTCCCCTATCCCCCAATCTTCTTCCTTTTGGAATTATATAACTAAAACCGATCGGTAAAAAAGAAAAAAATCCTTACTATTTTAGTAAGGATTGAGAGGGAAAATGCTATTCAATTTGCTTGCTCTTTTGGCTTTTAATGCTTGTTAAAGCAAATTTTTGAGTAAATCTTCGTTAATCTTTACATCAGAGGCTGAAAAGGTTGCTTCCTCAAATTTACAATTCTCTAAAACAAAATCAAAGAAGCCATCTAATTCTCTTGGGCTAAACATACGTTTAACTTCATCTATATTTATATTCTTAGAGTCTTTAATATAATAGTTGCATAAAAACTGATATAAATTTTCACTGAGTGTGATAAGCCCATCTTCTTTTTCGCGCTGTTTATCTTCAATTTCTTTCTACATCTGGGCGGCTGCGAGATTACATTCAAAAGTGCGAGATATTTCTTCAGGAGAAGTGCCCGCAACCAGCATTGCAAGAATATCCATATTTATAGTTTCCTTTCATTTAATTTCTATATATATTATAGTATATTTTTTTATTAAAATCAAACAATGCCCTCTCCTGGATTAAAATCTTTATGAAATTGCCACGATTTCTTTATAAAAGAACAAAGAGTCGAAAATTGAATAATTAGGCTTTTTAACGTAGTAAAAAGATATTACAGATAAATAAAAGAAGAAAAGGAGAGGGAAAAATTTTTAGATGTTTTTGAGATCGCTAGATTGATTGAAAAATTTGCATATGGAGAACCGATCGGGGGTGCGTGTAAATGGAGAGGGCGGGATAGGGATTGGTAGAGCTGGCAGATTTCGGGAAAATTGGGACCGGTCGGGAGGGCTGCTAGATTGATTTGAAAATTTGCATATGGGGGTTAGATCGGGAACTCGGGCCGAGTCGCCTGCGAACGGCCCGATTATATCACACCCGGCCACATTTGTCAAGAGGTTTTGAAAAAATTATTTGTAAATAATTTGTGAACTTAAAAATGAACAAAAAAAAACGAGGATTTAATCCTCGTTTCTGTATACCTGCTTTTCAAGGCGCTCCTTCCATTCTTCCATCCAAAGTTTTACTAATTCATCCTCAAGACTTCTATCCAATTCAATCGCAAGTAATAATGCTCCGAAACACTGATTAAGGTTTCCTTTTCTATCATCCAGATTTTTGTTAAGGCGAAGATACTTTTCTTCACGCTCCCAAAGTTTAATAAGTTTTTCTTTCATTTTTTTATTTCCTTTCCTTTTGTTGTATATATTATATCACACTTTCAAAGCTTTGTCAATAGGTTTTTAGAAGAAAATGAGGATTTTTTTAATCCTCATTTTCTTCCTCCTCTTCATCATCATCTATTTCTCCGAAATAATCTTCGAAAATTCGCTGATGTGCAAGATCAAGAAGTTTCCAATAAAGCGGACTTTCAAGTCGAGCTAACTCTTCAATAATATCTTTCATTATAATTTCATCGCCAATGCAATTTTCAATATCATAAATATCTACGTATTCAAGAGCCGCATCTATTGCTTCATCTTCTGTAGAGAATTCTCTTCCATCAATCTCACAATACCACTTCGGCATATCACTGTTCCTCCTCTGGATCAAAAATCAGTTCCGGGTAATCTTCTTCTTCCTCAAAATAATCAATTTCACAAGGTGCGCTTCCATCGCTGTTTACACAGTGGCATCTTGGAGTATTTTCGCCCTCACCTTTATAGTAGTAAGGGCAATTATCACAAGTAATATCTTCTCCGTCTTCTTCTTCCGCAGGTCTAATAACCACATTTGGCAAACATTCAACCCAATGTTTAAGAGCTTGTTGGAATGCTTCTTCTTCGTTTTCAGCTTCGATTTCAGGATATTCTATTTCATAGAACAGTTCAACACGGAATTTCTTTTTCATTTTTTTATTCCTTTCTGCTCCCTCTCTTGGAACATCTATATTATATCACATTTCCGATCGTTTGTCAAGGGGTTCCGCAAACTTTTTTTATTTTTTCTTTGTAGAAGCTAAACTCTCGCTCTACTTCTTCGTAAGACACGCCCATCTGCTGAGCTAAATCACCCGCTCCAAGCAAACGCTGAATTGCATTGTGTGCGATCTCTTTTGGCGAACTGATAACAAAAGGATTTTCGTGCGCCATACAGTTTTTTACAAAATTGTATTCGATTTCACAGTAATTGTGATAATGGTCAATCGTCATTTTGTTTACCTCTCTTTCTTGATACTATTATATCATACTTTTAAGATTTTGTCAATAGATTTTTGAAATTTTTAAAAAGGAAGATTCTCAATATCTTCTTTAATTTCTTCATCAATCTTTGTCCACGTTTCTACTATATCAGGGATGCTGATAAAATTTCGACTTGCTACATAGTCAGCTTCGTGAACACACTGATCGATAACTGTAGAAGGACGTTCACTTTCTCGTTCTGCCCAATGTCCCATATGGGTTAAAATGGCGTGGCAGATAATGGAAACAATTTCTGCGGAAACCTCATACGATTCTTTATAACAATTGTAATAGTCAGCGAAAAGTTTTGAAGCATTGTCAGCATGGTTTTTGTATTCACTTTTGGTATATTCATCAATACCATATTTACAAGTGTCGTGGATAATGCAAGCCGCAATAATAGCATCCTGTTCATCAAGAGTCAAATTGCAATAGGGAGCCATACGCAGAAGCTCATTAGCAAATTTTACCACGGCTTTGGTATGTCTTACCAGTCCTCCTTCACCCTGTGAAAACGCAGGATGATAACGACCAGTGCTTGAAGCTCCAATCTCCCAGAAATAATCTGGAACATATTCAATCAAATAGCTCGCAACAAGATTCTGAAGATGGAAATTTTTAATATAATGGATTTCATCAATCAAATATTTAACATTGAAAATTTTCATTTTTATTTTACCCTTCTGTTCCCTCTCTTATTTACATACTTATTATACCACCATTTCGGGATTTTGTCAATATGGAATGTTGCACAAAAAATACATTAAAAATTTGTGTATTTTACCTCTTGACAAAATAACGGGCGCCACATTTGTCAGCGCCCGGCCAAAAAGTCAAGTCCTAAATTGTAAATAAATTATGAAAAATAAAAATTCAGCAAAATGCACAAACCCCTCATTTGTAGAGGGGAATTGTGTAAGTTTTACGAATGACAACATTAACTGTTTCTGGAATTTCTTGGAGAATAAACCTATCATTGCGAATAAATTCGCCAATACCCAATTCTTTCCATCTTTCTCTATTTTTGTCTTCGTATCTTAAAGTATTGTATTTTGAAAGAGGATGCGACCACAGGTATTCAAACTTTCCATCTTTTGGCATTGCGTGTTCTGGGGACTTTTTATAATTACGGTTATGCTCTGAACGTCTGCGTTCTAGGTCATTTGTAGTGCCAATTTTTAACACATACTCTCCGGTTGTACTGGTATAAAATCCCACATAAAGAAATTCTTTTTCCATTTTTTTCCTCGATTTATACAGAAAAAGCGGCTTTTTTGCCGCTTTTTCTTACTTTTTCGGCTTTCTTTTCTGAATTAACGTGATTTCAAAGGCATCTTCACCAATTTTGAATGCGATCATACGCTCTTTGTTAGTGATTTCGACATTTTCAGTCGCAAACTGACTGTTTTCTGTCAAAAACTGGGCAATTTCCGCAATAATTCCGCCTTTTGTGGGGTTTGCTTTGCGTTCTCTCTTGGAAAAGTCATAGTTTACAGGTTTCTTGCGTTCGGTAACATTTGCCATTTTCTTTGCCGCCTTTTCGGTTTCGGGATCAAGGTCAAACGGAGTGCGCCCGCCCTGGTCAATTACTTTATCCCACTTGGCTACATCTTCCGCTTCTTCTCTTGAACAGTTCAAGCCACTCATAATGCGCTGAATCTGCTCTTCATAGGATTCTTTTGCCATATTTTACCTTCTTTCTAATTGGAGATGATCCCCGAAGGGAAGAGGGGTTTTACCCCCCTCACGCCTTGGAGAAGTAGGAAACGCGCTTTTCGATGGTCTTAACTACCTTGCCTTCGCCGATGAGAATGGTGATAAGTGCGGATACCTTCTGGTTAGAGAGTTCAGCACATTCGGGGACTTCCTTGATGAGCATGGAAACGGTGTACTTTTCACCGGAAGCGAGGTGAGCCATGATAGCTTCCTTAAGGGATTCGTTTGCCTGCTGAACGGCGGTGGGCTTGCGGTCTGCCGAGTTCTTGCGAGCCAGCAGTTCGAGTTCGTTGTTGATGAATTCTACGAGCGTGGGGTTCTGGGCAACTTCTTCGATTGCGAGGAGAGCGTTGAAGTGGTCGCGCTTGGTGAGCTTCTTGGTGGAAGTGGTGATGTTAGTCATAGTACATTTCCTTTCGGTTTTAGGGACTTGAACCTGTCCTTTGATGTATTTATTATACCACACTTTGTGGATTTTGTCAAGGGGTTTTGAAAACTTTTTCAAAATTTTTTCAAGGTTCTTGCAACTCCTACTTTTCACCGAAGCGATTCGTGAGTTCGTACCCTCGCCCCTTGACATTTATATTATACCACACTTTGTGGAGTTTGTCAAGTGGTTTTGCGAATTTTTTTAAAGATTTTTTTAGTCAGAATTGATGATTCTACCACATTCGTCGAACAAAGAGTTTTTATCAATGTAGTACCCATCATATCCATCATCAAGATAAATTTCGTCATAGGCTTCTACATAAGCCGCAATAGCTTCTCTTACCTTATTCCATTTTTCCTGTCTACGGTTAGCCTCTAAAACTCTTTTAGCTTCATTTAATTTAGCCTGAAGACCATTGAGATAAATTCCAATGGAATCAAGCTGAGTTTCATCAAGCGCATTGAAATTCTGAGCCGCTAATTCTCTTAAAAGTTTATCCATTTTTTTATTTCCTTTCCTTTGTTGTGTCTATATTATACCATAACACATCTAAGAAAGATAGATACATTTTATGAAATAATTATGAAGTTTTTATGAATTGTATTCGCTATTTGACAAATGTGTTTCGGGAAAAATATTTACAAATTATTTTCACAAAAACTCTTGACAAATTTGTTGAAATGTGGTATAATACTAAAATTTCGGCCGCAGGGACTGTGGCCGACGCGCTGAAAAAGCCCTAATAAAAGGGCTTAATCTTTAATTCCATAAAAAGTGAGCGCACAGTCCATTATAATTACAGGACAATCATTGTTGAGTGGTCGAAAAGAACCATCCGCAAGATTATAGTATTCTTGATGCCCATTACGCGTAAGGACAATATAATAATCTCTATCCTCCTGGGCGAAATGGAGTTCCTTGTAAAGTCCAAATACTGTGCCTGAACATAAGTCTTTTAACATCTTAGGAGTTGGTTTATCTTTCTCAGAAAATTTGTATTTCATTTTTTTATTTCCTTTCCTTTTCTGTATTTATATTATATCACACTTTAGGGAATTTGTCAAGAGGTTTTTAAAAATTTTTTTGAAGTTAGAACCCGAATTAATCGGGTTCTACTTCCTGCCAAAATCTCTGGAAATATCTTCCAAGCTCTGCCATCTGTTCCATTTCAGTTTCCCATCTTGACCAGTAGCCAGAATATCTCGTTTCAATCCAACGCCATAAACCGCAAATAGGATTATTTTCATCAAAAGGAATAAGTTCACAACCCTGAGAATCTAACCATTCATTAACAAATAAACCAGCTTTTTCACTGTCAATAGTAATGAAAACTATTCGATCAGAATTGAGATTAGAAGAAAATTCCAAATGATTTCTATCATAATCATACATTGCAAATTCACTCATAAGAGGTCCTGCTCGCAGTTCCATTTCGTGATTCAAGCAATCTTCTTCATCTTCCCATTCTGTTCCATCAACCGCACGATAAAAAGTAATCTTTTCCATATTTTATTTCCTTTCTTTTTTGGGGATCTTGTCCTCCCTGTGATTATATTATATCACAAAGAGGACGATTTGTCAATAGGTTTTTACAAAATTTTTGATTCAGATACAAAATATTTTGCGTGGTAATAATCAAGAAGTTCCTTTGCTTGAATGCTATCTGCCTGCGTTTCACAGTATACATTAAAAATTACATACTTTCCGATTTTATCAATATAGTTATGAGAGAGTTTAACGATAGAAAGTTCATTGTGTAAACGCTCGGCATACTGTGCGGACACTGTAGCTTCTACTTTCCAAAGTTTGTCTTTTCTTGCTTTTTCTTCCAAAGCCTTAACTGCATACACGCCAACAAGATTGCACATAGCTACAATGAATGCTTTCCAAGCAAGAGGAAGATCACATAACATATAAACTGTTACAATTGTATAAAGTCCATAAGCAATTGCATTAACGATTGCGGCTACAACTTTATCACATTTAACTGTAGCAATGGATTTTACAGTTTGAGTAATAACATTGAAAATGTTTAAAATTATGAAAACAATAAGAAGTTTTACATCCATAACATTCACCTCACATTCTGGAAATTAAGAAGGCAAATCCGAGAATTTCTGCCATAGACCAAATGAGAAGCCAAAAATCAACTTTCTTCTCTTCAAAAGCGCAGAAGAAACGAACACACATACTTCCACTAAGGAAGATTACTAAAAGAACTTCAAAGATTTTCATAATTTATATTTCCTTTCCTTTTGTACCTATATTATATCATATTTTTATTTATTTGTCAATAGGTTTTCGCAACTTTTAGAAAAAGTTTTCTAATATTAAACTCCTAAGTTAATAATAATATATAGAAAAATAAGACTTGCCGCAAAAGCGATTATTCCCATAAGGAATAAATATAATGTATCTTTCATATTCCTCTCTCCTTTGTGATTATATTATATCACATTTCAGGAATTTTGTCAATACGGAATATTACACAAAAATTATAATAAAAATTTGTACAGATTGCCTCTTGACAAAATGCCGGCCGCCCCGTGTGTGAGCGGCCGGCCATTATACCACATTCAATCGGGTTTGTCAATAGGCAAAATGCACAAAAATGAAATTCGTCAAAATGCACAAAAAAACCGGATGGAAATTCCATCCAGTTTTAATTCTACGATCGTGGTGCCGAAAGAACAATTTTGTATTTTTTACCATTGTAGCAGAAAGTCAATTCGCGTTCAAGGTTTGTGATTTCTACCTCTGTCGCATCAGACAAGCTCTGCCGAATGGTTTCCATTAAATACCTTTTGTCATTATCTGCTTTACGTTCTCTTTTTGTAAACTGATAATTGGGGGACTTGGTTCTTTCTGCCTGTCGCATTTTCTTTTCTGTTTGCTTTTGGTCTGCATTGAGTTCAAACAGCTTTTCACCTCTGTCTATACGTTTGTCGCACTCAAGCACGTCTTTGATTTCGGCTTCTGTAAAACCCAATTCCCGCATGGCTTTAATTTGCTCTTCCATAAATTACCTCCATTTGGAGTGGGTGGGGTTAATCCCCACCCGATTGAATTAAACCGCCTTGAAGTAGGAAACACGCTTTTCGATAACCTTTTCAATCTTGCCTTCGCCGATGAGAATGGTTACCAGAGCAGAAACCTTCTGATTGGAAAGGTCGGCGCACTCGGGGATTTCCTTAATCATATTGGTGATGGTGTACTGACCGCCGTTTGCGAGGAAGTTCAGGATAGCGGTCTTGATGGATTCGTTTGCCTGCTGAACCGCGGTAGGCTTTCTATCGGAGGAATTCTTACGAGCGAGGAGGTCAAGTTCGTTGTTGATGAAGTCTACGAGAACCGGATTGTTCTTTACTTCTTCGATGGTGAGCAGGGTGTTGAAGTGGTCGCGCTTGGTGAGCTTCTTAGAAGTGTTGGTAGTCATAGTGTTATTTCCTTTCACTGTTGGCTTTAAGCCTTTAATTTAATTTATCTGTAAGAGGTCTTCCTCTTTACATTCTTATTATACCACATCTTGATTGATTTGTCAAGAGGTTTTTGAAAAGTTTTTGAAAAATTTTTTTCGGAAGTTTTTGTCATTTTTTAACCAAACATAGCGCGCACAATAAATTTTCATTTTGTTCGCCCTCCCTTTTGGTATACCTTATTATACCATAGATTTAATCGTTTGTCAATACCTTTTCAAAAAGTTTTTTTGACATTTTTTTGTGCTGTCGGTAGCAGTATGCGAGAATTTGAGATTCAATCTCAACATCTTCAAGTCCGGTGTGAGCCTCTACAAACGTAGGATCTTTGATAATGAAGCGATAAAGGTTTTCAGCAGTACAAGACAGTTTACCAGTTTTTGTCATAAATCCATTGGCTTCACAGAACTTCCGATAAGTCGGCATCTGTAAAATGACACTTTTTGCCATTTTCATAGTGTCCCAAATTTCAATTCCATAAGGGAACCAATAGCGATATTTGCTTTTTGTAGTATAACGCTGAATAATATTCAATGCGTTATAATCAAATCGTGCATTGTGTGCGGCGACTTCTTTAATTCCCCATTTTACAATTGTATCGCACATTGCTTTACGAATTTGGTAAGTATTGGCAACAATACGGCTTCCTTCTGCTATCTGCTGTTCATACATAGGAATTTTTTTAGCATAATAGGCAGAGAGCATTAATTCTCTTTCTTTGTAGAAAATATCGCTATTGATATAAGAAGCCCGTTCGTATACCGTGCCATGAGTATCAATAACCTGCCATCCGCAGTCATACACAAGTACAGAATTCATATCCATTGAACCATCAAGGTTGATAAGGGTATTGGCAGTTTCAGTATCAAGCACAAGAATATAATGTCTACGTTTATCAATTTTGTTCATTTTATTTTCCTCTTTCTTTTGGGTGTCTCTCTCTGATGTATATATTATATCACATCAGAGAGAGTTTGTCAATAGGTTTTTGAAAATTTTTTTATTTTCTTTCCTCTCTCAATCAAGGAGAGAGGAAAGAATTTCCAGAAGGTTTACATTTGTGGGATCAATCGTTTCACCCAGATGCCAACCTTCACGCACTTTTGCGTTATCATCAATCAGCCAAGCAGTTTCATTTTCGCCGAGATACTTGCGCACGCTGTCTGCCTTAGTTGCACCATACTGAACGCCGTGGAAATGGTTGAAGGGGAAACCCTGTTCGGCGAGCCAATCTCGTTTTGCTTCTCTTACCGCTTCCTTATATTCTTCGGAGCTGTCTTTGGAGAGCCAAGTGATAATGCGAATGTCGATGCCGAGCGCCTGAAGGTTTACGAGGATTTCTGCCAGTTTCATCATATTCCACATTGCCAGTGCTTCGCGGTAAGGATTTGCATCCTCTGCGCGAAGTCTCGGGAGCCATTCATCAACCGCATACAGGTCTGCGATAGTGCCATCCATGTCAAAGCAAATCATCTTAGGGAGGTTGTTCATCATTTTGTTTATTTCCTTTCTTGTTTGTATCTATATTATATCACACTTTTGGCTTTTTGTCAAGGGGTTTTGTGGAAATATTTTTAATATTTCCACTCTTTGACCCCAATTACTTCCCAACCATCAAAGTCCGTTTCTTCCTTGCATCTTTCAAGGCAAGCCTTTTTAGCTTCCTCTTCATTGTTGGCATTTACTAAATAATTGTCGCAACCCCAACCCTTCAGATAAACATCAACCAGATAAGTTTTCATTTTATTATTTCCTTTCCTTTTAGTACTTATATTATATCGCATCTTAGGGGTTTTGTCAACCCCTATTTTCAAATTCATCAAGAATTTTTGCGGCTTCTTTGATAGCATTACGGAATTTGGTTGAAAGTTCATATTCTCCATAACTTTCCAAACCATTTGTGATTTGGTCAGTAATGGTTTCCAAATCATTCTCGAAAGATGTAAAATACTTAGTGAAGCAAACCATAGGATGTCCGTCTGCAGTTTTGCCAAGATGAATTTCAAGAGGTTCTCCTTCGCGGATACCAAGCTGTTTGCGCATTTCTCTCGGGATTACTACTCTACCAAGGTCATCAACTCTTCTTACAATACCTGTTGCTTTCATTTTTATTCTTTCCTTTCTTTTGGAGATTTCTTTCTCCCTTGCTGTGATTATATTATATCACATCGAGAGGGATTTGTCAATAGGTTTTTGAAAAAAATTTAATAAATATTTATTCGTTTATAATGTATATTTATATATAATTTTGGGAATTCAATGTTTACAATTTATTTACAAATTTTCAATAAAAAAATTCACAACTTAGGCAATATGCACAAAAACCGGCCGCTGCGAGCGTGGGCGGCCGGGCAAAAATAAAAGTGGTTTTCACCACTTTTTAGGATTAACTTGTCCATTGTGAGAGAAAACCCACTTGTTATTGCTAACGCCCCAAGCGCGATTAACGCGAGTAATATAACGAGCCATTTTTTTGAGATAAGCAGAAGATTCGCAGGTGATAACTTCTCCGGTGGTAAGATTGTAAGCGACGTGTTTGTACATTTTCATTTCCTCTCTTTCTTTTCTGTACTTATATTATATCATAAAAGGAGTTGTTTGTCAACCCCTTTTTTAAAAGTTTTTTAATTTATTTATTCTTGCGTATTCGTCAATGCGTTCTTGTAATTCTTCAATCTGTTTTTTAATTAGATCAACTTCACGAAGATATTCTTCTATTATTTGACGTAAACCCTCAAGACGTTTTTCCTCTTCTTCCTGCTTCGCTTTAGTTAAGTAAGGCATCATTTCCAAAGTTCTATCAATTTCGAGTTTAAGATCGAGATATCTTTCTTGCCATTCTTTGTGTCGCTTTTCTGTTAGAGCATCACGTTCCGCACACATTTCATACAGTTTAGGATGCTTTTTATGCAGTTTAGCATAATATCGCTCGGAACAATAATTCATAACCTTTGCGATAATCCAAGCAAGAAGGGCAGTTAACCCAATTAAGGCGATTGCAATTACCATACTAAGAAGTTCTTTCATTTTTCATTTCCTCTTTTCTCTTATCTCATTCAATTCCCTGTATTATGATTTTTCCATCTACATCTTCAAAAATCTCAAAGGTAGAGTTTGTGCCTGTGGATTTGGAGCGACCGAGCCAGTCAATGACTTCCAATTCAATCTTAGCATCTTGGGGCATTTCTTCAAGTTTGCTAATCAGTTCAGCGATTGTCATTATTTACATTACCTCTTTCTTTCTTTCTGTATATATTATATCACACTTTTGGGAATTTGTCAATAGATTTTGAAAAATTTTTTATAAAAATCCGGATTAATTTTTATCCGGATTTTTATAATACTGGTAATAGCTTTCCATATTGGCGGGATCGTAAGTAAATGCACTATAGATAATACCTTCGTTTTCTAGTTCGGAAATGATTCCGATGAGATTGCAGTGCCATTCACCGCAGGGTCTGCCGAGGTCTCTCTTTCTTGCACCGGGGTTCTTTGCGATATAGTCGGTGATGATTGCTTTCAGTTCAGCTTTACGTTCTTCAGTGTAGGTCTTCATATTTTTATTTCCTTTCTTTTGGAGGTTTCCCCCTTGATGTATATATTATATCATATCAAGGGGGATTTGTCAAGGGGTTTTGAAAAATAATTTTTATTTTACCAACAAATTGTTCCTTTGTTGTTATTACAATTAAATTCAAATTTATAACCCATAGATTCAAGGATCGGACGAATATATTTTTTTATATCGTCCAATACTTCTGTTCCTTGCCACATTGCGGAAAAGCCATAACAATATTTATTTTCTCCGCGTTCAGCATGAGCGTTAATTTCCTTCATTAACTTTGGAAGGTTAGTATTAATAAAATCTTTTGCTCTATTTTCTTCTCTTTCTTTTTTGACTCTGTCGGCAATAATTCTGTTTTCTTCGGCTGTGCGCAGATTAGGTAAAGAGACCTCAATAATTTTAACTTCCATTTTCTTGTTTTCCTTTCTCTTTTGATTTGTTTGTTTTCTTTTGATGTATATATTATATCACACTTTTGAGGTTTTGTCAACCCCTTTTACTGAATTAATTCAAAAATTTTTGCAAGGAACGTAAAGAAATTATATTCCAAATTCCCCATGTTGATTTCAAATGCAAGCTGAAACCAACTTGCGAGAATCCAAATGCAAATAATCATCCAAAAACCGCACCACAGATTTCCTAAAGTTTTTAACATTTTATTTTCCTCTCTTTCTTTTGTATCTATATTATATCACAGAATAGGGGATTTGTCAACCCCTATTCTGCAATTTTAAATAATTTTTTGCAATATTTTTTTGTACGATTTTAAGAAGTGCTTTTGAAAGCTGACCACCAGAAACCGCATAAGCCTGAGCTACATTTGCAATATACATAGTAATAATCACATCTTTTGGATTCTTAATAATGATAACGCCTGTATCAGTGAGATAACTATAGGTGTTAGTCTCTTCACTGTACTTAGTATGTACTACATTTCCAAAACCAACAGTCATTGCGATGAACACTGCTCTGTTAATGCGGTCATTCTTCATGTGTCGAGTCATTTCCTGTCTTTCAAGCATTTTATTTTCCTCTTTCTTTTATTCTTCTTCCTCAAATTTTTTATACCATTCTTTTTCATCTAAAGGTTCAATACCTTTTTCTTCACAATCCATAAGATATTCTGTGTAAAGCACTGCGATTTCTAACCAATTCATTATTTGTTCCTCTCTTTCTTTGTTGTCTATATTATATCACACTTCTTCCTATTTGTCAATAGTTTTATTAAAATTTTTTTGGGAAATTTTATTCATTTTTTGTTCATAGCCTCTTTGCTCTTGTAATTGTTTGTTAACAATTTGTTCATAAATTCGGACTCCAACAACCAATAAGGAAGTTAGCGAAAAAGAACAGAGTTTGATTACTCAAACTCTGTATCCCATCTTCTTAATAAACTTTTTATATTCTTCTTCTGTTGTTCTTTCCCATCCACCAAACTTTGGCTTCCAGTCTGCTTCCATTTCATAGATTTCTCCAGTGTATGTAGATTTCCAATAGCTCTTAGTCATTATTTGTTCCTCTCTTTCTTTGTTGTATATATTATAACACATTTGCGCTTGTTTGTCAATAGATTTTTTAAAACTTTTTACAAAAAAGAGAAGCCTTAAGCTTCTCTCCATACGCGGATGATGATGTCGTCGGTAACATCTTCCGGAGTGTTGTTGTCTGCAATCCACAGCAACATCGCTTCATCTTTGATGACATCTTCGAGGATTTCCCACAGATTACCAGTTTCATCCTCAACAAGGTGCTGTTCTTCATCATAACCCCAAGCATGGACGAAACGAATGCGTCCCTTGTCAGTGTCATAATTGATACATCCCTGCGCTTCAATAATAGCAGTATCGAAAAGAGTGTTGTTTTCCATAATACATTCCCTTTCTGAAATTTCATTTGAAAATTTATTGGAAATTCCGAAACCAATTAATACACAAATCAGAATCAGAAATAATCCTCCTAGGCTAGATAAGAATTCAATCCATAATGATTTTTTCATTTTCTTTTACCTCTTGGCTTTCCTTTGTTGTGATTATATTATATCACATCGAGAATGATTTGTCAATAGGTTTTGAAAAAATTTTAGGAAAATTTTGTTCATAAATTATTTACAAATTTGTTACAAATTAATTTTGAATTGTGCAAATTACACAAAACTCGGCTCGCTTCGCCCATCAGCGAGCCGAGCAATGTTTTATTATGTAAGGGTAGGTGGAGGTATACCGTTGGCATCATACCTTTTCCCTGCGCCCACCCCGGGGGTACCTTTCGGGAAAAATTTTTATTTTTTGGATAAAATTGGTTTGTTCTGCCAAAAACTCCCATCAAATCGTTTTTTAATTTCAAAAAACGATAAGTTATTTTTTAATTCTAAAAAACGATAAAATCTTAATTCCCACCAAGTCATTTTTTAATTTCAAAAAACGATAAAATCATTTTTCGTTTTCATTTTTGTTTCAAGCTTATTTTATTCAAAATATTTACACATGGTACAACACCATTCGTGGCAATTTTTACACGCCTAATACTTTTCAATAGCCTTATCTGAGAGATATTTTTCTATATTTTCATAAATATCCATATTTGCTGTTTTAAAATAGCAAACCTCATTATTAGAAACAATTCCATTTTCAATAGGAAATATCATTATCTCAAACAATTTTATTTTTTCTATAAACGTAATTGATAACTTATATTCTTTTCCATTATATTGAATAACATCTTTAATCATTTTTCACTTTTTCTTCTTCTACTGCGGAATTAAGCTGATCGCTCATGCACCAATAGTAATGCCATACATATCCTTTATATTGTACCGTATCTACATATCCCATATGTTCAGTTACTATTGTGGGAAGTTCCCAACCAGTTCCAATTCCAACCAAACTAATACTAATTTCTTCTACATCATCATCCATTTCAATCCAACAATAAACTCCATCAAATTGCGCTTGAATGCTCAAAAGCTTATTCATTTTCCCCTTAATTTCAGTTATCACTCCATTAGTAGTAAGAGGATATTTATAAATTCTCTTCGCCATATTCAATTCCTTCCTCAACTAAACGTCGTTTAACATATTCTTTTCTCATAGAAATATAATTATCAATTTCTTCTTGAGAAGGCATTTCTTTTATTTCTTCATCTGACATCGCCCTTAAAGAAAAACCTGAGCCTAAATTCATATTTTTAATTCTGGCTTGAAAAATTTTAGTTTTTACTTCAAAGGGATTGCGAATTCCATTTTCTTTAGCCCATTGAGTAAATTCTCTATCTAAACACATTTTCTTCCAAGTTTTAGTATCAATTATGAAATTATGTTCTCCAATAGCATACATCTTGTTAATAGTCCTACTCCTCCGGGTACAGGAGTAACATCCTTTCCAGTTGTATTATAACAATCTCCAACAAGTAAATTTTTAGGTTGCGCTGCCACAAAATTAATACCAACATCTATTACTGGACAATTAATTTTAGAACAATCAAGAAAATCTTTTTTTCCAACAGCACAAACAACTAAATCCGCTTTATCAATAAAATCCCAAATATTTTTAGTTTTGCTATGGCAAAGAGTTACGGTGGCGTTTGCCTCAGTCAATAATCTCGCCATCGGCTTCCCCACGATTTCACTTCGTCCGATTACAACTACATTTTTCCCTTCTGGATTCCATTCGCAATATTCCAAATACTTCATAATGCCGCCCGGGGTGCAAGGAACGTATTTACTATTGGACAAAAATCCATCTATGTCTTTTTCAGGTAAAATATATTTTTTAACTTCTTCAATATTAATATGTGGTGGTAATGGAAGTTGAATAATTATTCCATCGTGCATTGCTTGCGCCTCTTGAACAAATACAATTAAATGTCCTTGAGTAATATCTTCATCCAACTAAAAAACTTTGGCATAAATTCCAACTTCTTCACAGTCTTTAACTTTATTTCTTACATATCTACTGGAAGCTTCATTATTGCCCACTTGAATAATTGCTAACTTAGGATTGCGCTTCATTTTAGAAACTACTTCTTTAATTGCGGCTTTCCAATTTTTGGTAAATTCTTTTATATCTTTAAATATCATAATACCTTTTTCTTTCTTTAATCTTTTTATATATTATACAAAAAATTTTTTAAAAAATCAAATTTTCCTATTTTGACTTGACTTTATTAAAATTTTTCTGTATAATATAATTATAAAGACTGGAGGTAAAAATGATAAAATTAGATTATTCTTTACAATCTCCAGAAGAAAGAGCTAAATTAGTGGAGTAGATTTTAGAAGAAAATCCCGAACCCAGTGACAAATATTTAGAAGTATTAGCAGATTATTTAGTTCTTTGTATGGAGAAACAAGAAAAAAAAGAAAAAAAGATATTAACTGAAAATCGTATGACAACAGTTAATAAACGAGAAACTTCTTTTGAAGGTCTTGTTTCCCAGTTAGAAAATGGCGAAGATGGTATATATAATTTAGTAAACGAAGATAAATAGACAATTTTTCAACCAAAAGTAACAATAACAAAAAAAGATTTAGAAGAAATTCCAGAATTAAGACAATTGCGCGAAGCCATTGAGGTTTGGGAAACGAAACTGTAGTCCGCAGAAGGACGAGATGCTTTTATAATTAAAAAAGCTCTTATAGAATTAAGAAAAGATTAGTATTTAATTAAAAATGCTTATAGAGTTCCTATTCAAATTACAAATGTAGGAGGCGCAAAAGCCCCAATAAAATTAGAAGATACAACACATGAATTTGATAAAGATGGCTATCCAATTCCAGAGGGAGTATCATTAATGAATCCTGAGGTTTGTTCAGCTATATTATGTAATTATTCTTAGTTATATCAAAATGGTTGGGGATCTTTTGATAATGATACTTGGTATTTAATAGAAAGTTTTGATAAAATTAGTTCAAAAGCTCTTGCTGATTATCCTTTATATGAACGAATAGTACAATATAAAATAGATGGACTTCAAAATATAGATATACAAAAACGTTTAGAAAGAGAATTTGGAATTAAACATAGCGTAGAGTATATTTCAAGTTTATGGAGAAATAAAATCCCAAAATTAATAGCCTCAACAGCAGAAGATGAATTTTTAGATTACTATTATCAAGAAATTGAAAAAGGTAAATGGAAAAAATGTAGTCGTTGTGGTCAAATTAAATTAGCTCATAATAAATACTTTAGTAAAAATAAAACGAGTAGAGATGGTTTTTATAGTATTTGTAAAGAATGTCGAAACTCAAAAAATAAGTAAGAAAGGAGCTAATTATGGATAATACATATTATTGTGAAAAATGTAATAAAACTATGAATGCGGATTAGTTTTATTCATCTAATAATTTAGAAAAATATCCAAATGAAGGAAAATTAAATTAGTGTAAAAAATGTATTACAATGCACGTTGATAATTGGAATCCAGAAACTTATTTATGGATTTTACAAGAAATAGATGTTCCATATATTCCAGATGAATGGAATAAATTAATGGCAACATATGCAAAAGATAAATCTAAAGTAACTGGGATTTCTATTATAGGTCGTTATCTTTCTAAAATGAAATTAAAATAGTTTAAAGATTATCGTTGGAAAGATAATGAATTTTTACAAGAATTAAACAATAGTAAAATTGAATAGACTATGAAGCGTCAAGGATATGATGCTCAAGCCATTACCCAAGCTATTACAAAAGCCACATTTGATATGCCTACTGGAGAACTTGTAGAACCAACCCATTAGGAAATAAATGATGAAGAACCAGTAGAAGATTATTTTGCCAATCAAAGTGGGGCTTCTGAATCTGATTTTAATGATGAATTAACTGAGGAAGATCGTTTATATTTACGATTAAAATGGGGTAAAGCTTATCGTCCAGAAGAATGGGTACGATTAGAGTAGTTATATAATGAAATGATGGATTCTTACGATATTCAAACAGCAGGGCACGTTGATACATTAAAGCTCATTTGTAAAACTTCTTTAAAGGCTAATCAATTAATTGATATCGGAGATGTTGATGGTTTTCAAAAAATGAGTAAAGTATATGACTCTTTGATGAAATCTGGTAAATTTACTGCCGCGCAAAATAAAGCCGAAACTGGTGAATTTATTGATTCAATTTCAGAATTAGTAGAAATTTGTGAAAAAGAAGGTTTTATTCCAAGATATTATACTGAAAGTCCTATGGATAAAGTAGATGAGACTTTAGCTGATTTGAAGGGTTATACTAGATCATTGGTTATTGAAGAAATGAATCTTGGTAATCTTATTGAAAATGCGGTTAAAGAAATGGCTCGTCAAGAAGCTAAAGAAGAAGATGAAGATGTAGAAGATGAATTGAATCTTGAAGAAATTGAAGCATTAAAAGATGAAGATTTTGAAAATTATAATGAGTTTATAGAAGAAGAATCTGAATCCGATAATGAGTTTTTGCGACTATTGGAATAGGAGGGTGAAACCTAATGGCTTTATAGGATTTATTAGATTTAAGCCAATAGCGCAAAAAAGTGGGATTATCCGAGGAACGCGTCAGTGCAATTATTCCTGCGGCGCGTTCTTTTATTGCGTTTTGGCGAGAATATCCAGATTTATTTGTTGATTTTTTAGTAAGAGGAACTAGAACTGAAATTAAAGATGGAGAATTTAAATTTTATTTTTATCAAAGAGTTTTTTTGCGCGCGGCAATGCGGCATCAATATTTATATGCGGTTTTCCCACGAGCATATAGTAAATCTTTTCTTTCAGTTATGATTCTTATGTGTAAATGTATCCTCTACCCAAGATGTAAGCTATTTGTTACATCTGGAGGTAAAGAGCAAGCTGCGGGTATTATAAAAGAAAAAGTTCAAGAAATTTGCACTTTAATTCCAGCATTTAAAAATGAAATAAACTGGGATAGAGGTGTGACTCTTGAGGGTAAAGACTATTGTAAATATGTATTTAAAAATGGTTCATTCTTTGATAATATTGCAGCAAGAGAAAGCTCCAGAGGTAAACGTCGTCATGGTGGACTTATAGAAGAATGTGTTGGTGTAGATGGAAAAATTTTAAGTGAAGTTATAATTCCTACAATGAATGTTTCAAGAATGTGTATGGATGGCTCTACTCATCCTGAAGAATAGTTGAATAAAAGTCAAATTTACGTTAATTTTTTGGTCAGAAAGATTACAATCTTATAGTAAAATATCTCAAGAACAAAAAAATAAATTAGCGTAGCTATTAAGAAATTAATAGTGTAAACCCATTGAATTGCGGGGAAGTCTAGAACAGATAATCCGCAGCCAAGCCTTATTTTATAAGGAAGGTTCAACGACTAGTCGAAAGACGTAGGACTCAAGCGAGTTCGAAGTGGTGGGCCCTGACCAGGTAAAGCTGAAGGTGAAGATATAGTCTGCTCTATGTGGGAACACATAGCTGCGAAAGCGCAAATAATGTAGCGAATTATTTGGAACAAAAGGAACAACAGCAGGCTGGAAAAACACGTTCCCTTGTGAAAAAACACTATCATAGGGGCTTCTTGGGGTGACCCAAGTTGAAAAACTCCGTGAACCCAAAATATTGGGGTGTGGTAAAAATACTGCTAACAGTGAAAGCTTATGGCTAACGCTGTGCCAAGCCGCCTAAAAGCGGAAGGTTCAGAGACTATCTCGAAAGAGAGTAAGCGACTGGTGAAATTCCAGCGTTGAAGCGCGGAGAATCTAAAATTTTTTTGGATAACTTTCAAAAAGGTAAAAATAATATTTTGTATAATATTATGATAAGTAAAATTTATTTTTTTGGAGGTTATATATTATGGAACTATGGAAAAATATTGAAGAAGCTACTAATTATGAGGTTTCTAACTATGGAAATATACGTAATACTAAAAGTGGATAGGTTTTAAATCCAGGTGTTGCAGGAAATGGTTATAAGCAAGTATCTCTTAAAATGAAAAATAGTAATAAATTTGAAAAAAGATATGTTCATAGATTAGTGGCTACATATTGGATACCGAATCCTGAGAACAAAAGAGAAGTTAACCATATAGATTTAGATAGAACAAATAATTGTATAGAAAACTTAGAATGGATAACTTCATCTGATAATTAGAAACATAAATATGAAAAAGGTAATTATAAAACATCAAATCGCAAGGTAGCTCAAATGGATTTGGATAATAATATAATAGCAATATTTGATTCAGTAATATAGGCCGCTCAAGCTATGGGAGGTTCCAGACAAGGTATTGATAAAGTTTGTAAAGGAACTTATGGTCGCATTACTGCACATGGTTTTAAATGGAAATATTTAGATTAAGAAATAGTCCAAAGTTATAAAAATTATAATTTGTATGATAAATTAATTCAACTTCTAGTGTGGTAGATAGTAAAACCGGAAAAATCGATGATTTTAGGTGGTACATATCGTATTCCCGTTTTAGTTAAATTATTGGATAAAAACTTTATTCGTGATTTAAAAATGGATGGAACTTTTAATGAAAGTTCTTTTGATCGAGAATACGAAAGTAAATGGTCTGGTACCTTAGAAGATGCGTTCTTTAATACTGAAATTTTTGATAGAAATAGAATCTTAAAATAGCCAGAATACGAAGCATCTGGACGTTCAAGCAAATCTAGTTATTATATATTATCTGCGGACGTTGGACGTAAAGGATGCGATACTGTTGTTTGTGTATTTAAATGTACCCCATAGCCACAAGGCGCTGCAATAAAAACTTTAGTAAACATCTTTACTTTCTCGGATGAACATTTTGAAGATTAGGCAATTAAATTAAAAAAATTATTTTATAAATTTAATGCTAAACGTTTAGTAATTGATGGTAATGGTTTAGGTATAGGATTAATTGACTATATGGTTAAACCATAGATAGATCCAGACACAGGAGATACTTTTCCTGATTTTGGAATTTATAATGATGAAGAAGCATATTATAAGAAATATCGAACACCAAATACTGAACAAGATGCTATATATATAATTAAAGCAAATGCGCCAATTAATACAGAAGCACATGCCAATGCTAGATCACAACTCTCTTCTGGAAAAGTTAAAATGTTATTAGATGAAAGAGTTGCCAAAACTAAATTGATGGGAACTAAACTTGGTTAGAATATGAAGCCAGAAGAAAGAGCTGAATATTTAAAACCTTTTACTTTAACGTCAATATTAAAAGAAGAAGCATTAAACCTTAGAGAAGAAAACGAGGGTGTAAATATTATCCTTAAATAGGCAAATAAAGGAATTAAAAAAGATAAATTTTCTGCTTTTGAATATGGATTATATTATATTAAACAAGAAGAAGAATCAAAAAAGAAGAAAAAGAAATTTAATGCAAAAGAATGGCAATTTTATAATTAAGGGCAAATAAAACGAATTTGTCTTGAACATTTTTTATAAATAATTAAGAAGGGGGTGCAGTAATGCGAGCATCGCGTGGAGAAATACGTATTGAAGAAATTCTTCGTGAAGCAGAATTAAATTTTAAAATGGAATATATTTTTCCAGATTTAAGAAGTCCTAATGGGCGCCCTTTGCGTTTTGATTTCGTAGTATTTGCAGATGATGGAACAATTGATTTTATTATAGAATTTTAGGGAAAATAGCATTATGAAGCTAGTTAGAAATTTGGTGGTAAAAGAGGATTGTATCAATAGCAATATAATGATAATCAAAAAAGACGTTTTTGTGCTTTACACGGATTTACTTTAATTGAAATTCCATATACTGATGAACACCTCATTACTTATGATTATATAATGCAAAGAGCAGGATATTAATAAAGGGAGGTGAAAATATGGGAGATAGAAATGAACAAATTCATGCAAAAGGTTTTGATATGAATTCTTATAGAGATTATGCTACTCTTGATAATCTCGATTTTAAAAGAATAAAAGTTGGAGTGACTCAATTGGATGATGCTGTTTTAAACATTGGAAATATACACGAAGCATTACCAAATCATAGTTATACCAATAAAAGATATATTATAAAAGCATTATCTGAAAATAATGCTGAAGAGTTAAGAGCAATTTCTAATTTTTATTATAATATTAATGGTATTTATGAACGTGTTTGTAATTATTTAGCATTTTTATATAGATACGATTGGTATACAGTTCCAGAAATTTATGATTCTGAAATTAAAGAAGAAAAACTTTTAAAAGAATTTGCTAAAGCTCTTGATTTTTTAGATAAATCTTATATTAAAAAAATTTGTGGAGATATAGCCTTAGAAATTATTAAAAATGGTTGTTATTATGGTTATATGGTTCCTTCTAATGAAAGTATTGTTTTATAGCAATTACCTATTAAATATTGCCGTTCACGATATCAAGTAAATGGTTTGCCAGCAGTTGAATTTAATATGAAATTTTTTGATACCTTTAGAGATATTAATTATCGTTTAAAAATTTTAAATTTGTTTCCAGATGAATTTAAAAAAGGTTATATTCTTTATAAGCAAGGAAAACTAACGGATGATTCAATTACAGATTGCGGATGGTATTTATTAGATCCAGATTATGCGGTAAAATTTAATTTTAATGGTAGCGATATTCCAACATTGGTAAATGCTATCCCGGCATTATTAGATTTAGATTCTGCGCAAGAATTAGATCGTAGAAAACAAATGCAAAAATTATTGAAAATTATTGTTTAGAAACTACCATTAGATAAAAATGGGGATTTAATCTTTGATGTAGATGAAGCGAGAGATATACATAATAATGCTGTTTAGATGTTATCTCGTGCTATTGGAACAGATGTTTTAACAACTTTTACTGATGTTGAGGCAATAGATTTGGCTGATAAAAATACTACAACTTCTTAGGATGACTTAGAAAAAATTGAGCGTGCTGCTTTTAATAGCTTTGGTATTACACAAAATCTATTTAATACAGATGGTAATTTATCTGTTGAAAAATCCGTATTAAACGATGAATCTTTTATTCGTAATATTTTATTATAGTTTGAAATATTTTTTAATCGTGTAATTAATCAAAAGTTTTCTGGTGGTAAAAAATATGGATTTAGATTTTATATGTTAGAAACAACTCAATATAATTATAAAGAAGTATCAAAATTATATAAAGAATAGACACAAATTGGTTATTCTAAAATGTTACCACAAATAGCATTAGGACATTCTTAGAGTTTTATTTTAAATTCTATACATTTTGAAAATGAAATATTACACTTGCCAGAAATAATGATTCCACCGCTTATGAGTTCTACAATGAGTGGAGAAGATGTTTTGGGTAGAACTAATTAGTCAAAATCAACCAATTCTCAATCTAAAACGAATGAATCTGCTGGAAGACCAGAAAAAGCAGATTCTGAAAAAAGTGAAAAAACTATACAAAATAAAGAGAGTATGAGTTAAGGAGGATTGAGAATGAAACATACTAGTATTAAATTAGAAACTCCAATAGAATTTATAAATATAACTCCTGTTAATCCTCTAATATCAAAATGTGAAATTAAAGTTTGTTATGTTAGTGATTAGCCCAATAGAAATAGAAGTATAATCACAAAAGAAGTTGCTAAAAATTTGGCAAATAGTTTACCAGGTAGTCCTATTGTAGGTTATTATAATGAAAATAATCAGGATTTTGAAGAACATAATCGAATTATTAATATTTCTAATGGTGAATTTAAAGTATCAGATTCAACACGTCCATACGGTTTTATTGATTTAAATGCAAAAGTTTGGTTTGCGAAATATTTAGATGATGACTCTGTTGAACGAGAATATTTAGTAACCGAAGGATGGCTTTGGACAGGATAGTATCCTGAATGCCAACGTGTTATAGAAATTGGAAATAATCATTCAATGGAATTAGATGAAACAAAATATTTAAAAGGTCAATGGACAAAAGATGAAAAAGGATTACCAAAGTTTTTTATAATAAATGAAGCAATTATTTCTAAACTTTGTATTTTGGGCGAGAATTGTGAACCTTGTTTTGAAGGGGCAAGTGTAACAGCTCCTAAAATTCAATTTTCTTTTAGTGAAGGATTTGAACAACAATTATACTCAATGATGCAAGAGTTAAGAGATTTATTAAATGAAGGAGGAAAACAAAAAATGTTTACAAGATATTCTGTAAATATTGGTGATAATATTTGGAATAGTATTTATAATTATTTAGGAACGCAATATCCTGACAATGAAAAAAAGCATTATTCTGTTTATAGAATTGATGGTATTTATGAAGAAAATGAACAAAAGTTTGCAGTTCTTCAAAATCGCAATGATTCTAAATATTATCGAGTAAATTTCTCTCTTTCTGGCGAAAATGAAACTGCTGAAATTGTTAATTCTTTAATTGAAGTAACAAGTTCTTATGAACCTTCTGAAGAAGCATAGTTCACCCCAGAAGAAGTAGAAACTTACGAAAATACTTTAATAAATTCAGAAAATTCTTCTGAAAATTAGGACAATTCTGAAAAAACTAATAATCAGAATTCTGATAATTCTTCAGAAGGTACTGTTAATAATAACAATTCAGAATCAAAATAGTCTGAAGGAATTATAAATACTCCTGTGGCAGATAAGTGCGGAAAATGTGGAAAGCCTATGGGAGAATGTGTTTGTCATACAAACTCATACAAGTTAGAAGAAATTCCTGAATATATAGATTTAAAAAATAAATATTTTGATTTAGAAAAACGTTATAATACTTTATTAGAAGATAAAAATAATTTAGAAGCTGAAATAGCTCCTTTAGCAACCTTTAAAAAAGAAGCTGAAAAGAAAGAAAAGGAAGCTCTAATTAAAAGTTTCTATATGCTTTCTGATGAAGATAAAAAAGATGTTATTGAAAATATTGATAAATATTCTTTAAGAGACATCGAAGCTGAACTTTCTATTATTTGTGTTCGCAACAAGGTTAGTTTTAATCTTGATGATAATAACCAAGAAAAAGTAAATACTAATCCTACTACATATACTCTTGAAGCTGAAGATGATTCAATTCCAGCTTGGGTAAAAAGAGCAGCATCAGTTGCGAAAACTTTGAATTAAATTTAAGGAGGACATACAATGCTTAGTGATTTTTTGAAAAAGAATATCACCAGCCAGGCTAGCTATGTTAGTTATGGATATGGACAGGTAGAACCTAATCATCTATCTGCACAGAGAACTTCTCAGGTATATGCTCAATTGCCTGCAGCTGCTGATATTAATGTATTAGAACAAGGTCAGTTTGTAAAGTATGACTACGCAAATGGCGTTGTTAATTTTACTGGAGCTGGCGAATGGATGTTAGTTTATAACGAAATTAAATTATATCGTGACCATCAGATAGATTGCGAATTTGCTATGGTAAAAGATAATTATCAGGCTCGCATTTATAGTCCATTTGGATATGGTGTAGATAAAGATGGTAAACCAACCGCAGATTTAGATACAGCTTGGGATAGACAATCCCGTTATTATGATGGAAAAGACGCTGATGGCAATACTTCTATTACTATTGGTGAAGGTGAAAATGCTAAAACTTATGCCTATGATGATGTAACTGCAAAACCTGATATATATGAAATTCATTATAATGAAGATCCATTC